GATTCGTGAGGCAAAGCACCCAGGGGAGCCCAAGTATCAGATGTTGGAATTGAAGTGTCAGACAGAGGATGGCAGGTACATCAGATTGTGGACGCTGCATCCTGCTTCCACTCCACAGTTCTTGCAGGACTGCGAAAGTTTGGCACATGCAGCCAGGAGCGACGGGAGACTGTGGCGCAAGTTCTGGAACCTGAAGGACTTGTTCCACGAGATCAAGTACGCGTACGCTATCACAGCACACCGAGCGCAGGGCTCCACTTACGAAAACGTGTACGTCGATACAGGGGACATCCTGCTGAACCGCAACCGCAAGGAGGCGCTGCAGTGCTTGTACGTTGCAACTTCGCGCCCAACGACGCGGCTGTTCTTGGCTTGAAGCTGATGCACGCACCAGTCTCCGACGCGGATTACATCTGGGAGATGTGTACGCAATTGCAGCGGGAGCAGTGTCCTGAAGGCATGGCACCCGAGCTTGCTGCGCACGTGAAGCGTATGCAGAGTATTGGGTGGAAGCTGCGAGCCCTAGAGCACCTGGAGCAGAGGCTGAAAGCGATACGCTCCGCGAAGAAGAAAGTTGTCTGACTTGACAAACTGGGCGTTTCTCTCGTATATTACACCATTGTAATCAACGGGGGAAACGCCCCAAGGAGAACCAAAGTGAGTGAATTTATCCTACTGAATGCTGACGTGTGGCGTCAGCGCATTCTCGCTGGAGAGGTACTGCCGCCGGAGGAGATGAAGGCAGCCATACAGTCCATCCGCCGTGAACGCAAAGGCGCATCGGCTCTTTCGGAAGGCGCCAAAGTCAAGCGGGTTACGGCACGACAGAAACTCGAAGCCATCGACAGCGACAAGCTGCTCAACAGCTTCTTCTAATTCCAACCCCCATCCATAGAGTAATATGACCACAGTACCCGTGAATCTCAGACCCATGTTCCCACATACGATCGATAGTACGATCCTGGGAACCTTTCGCAGTTGCCCTCAGAAGTTCTTTCGCACCTATGTCCAGCACTACAAACCCAAGAGTCCCTCAGTGCACCTCGTGGCTGGAGGGGCTTTCGCAGCAGGAATTGAATACGCTCGAAGAGCATTTTTCCTTGATGGGCTTGATGGAGCTTCATCAGAGGGTGCTGGTCTTGAGGCACTCATTCGACATTATGGAAACTTTGAGTGCCCGGCAGACAGCGCCAAATCGCTGGAGCGGATGTGCGGAGCTCTTGAGTTCTATTTTGAGCGCTATCCACTTGGCGCAGATGGAGCTAACCCCATCCACCTTGCTGGAGGAAAACGTGGGATTGAATTCTCCTTTGCTGAGCCGATCGACGTATGTCATCCAGTGACGGGGCAGCCCATCCTGTATACTGGGCGGAGCGACATGATTGCCGAGCGTGCGGCAGGCATCTATGTGTACGACGAGAAGACGACTTCGAGTCTTGGAGCGAGCTGGGGCAAGCAGTGGGAGATGCGGTCACAGTTCACGGGGTATGGGTGGGCTGCCAAGAAGCAAGGGATCAAGGTCGCTGGGATGATTGTGCGAGGCGTATCGATCTTGAAAACCAAATACGACACGCTGGAAGTGCCTACGTACCGTACGGACTACGAGTACGACAGGTGGTATGAGCAGATGCTACGGGATGTGCGTCGCATGGTACAGTGCTGGGAAGAGGGGTACTGGGATTGGAACTTGGAAGGGGCTTGCAATGATTACGGGGGCTGTACATTTTCGAAGGTTTGTAAAAGTTCGGACCCAGACGCTATTCTACCGGTCTATTTCAGTAAGAAAGTTTGGGACCCACTGGCCAGGGAGGAAATGTCAGAGGCCCAGTTTGAAGAGTCTTGGGGTCACGTCCGGGATCCTTCGCTTCCGCCTGCGGAGCAGCGCACAGAGGAAGTGGGTGGCGCACACGGCATGGGAGAGGATGCGCTGAGTGAGTTGGGGTTGTAACATGCGGACGGACTGCCTAATCACCGGCGTTATACTGCTGCACCCTGCAACAGGCAAAGCCTATAATGGCGACCTGTTCCAGCAAGGCTTCACCTACATTGTTAACTGCAATGAGGCCAGCGAGCACACGCTGTACCCCATGCCAGATGGGGCGAAGTGGGTTCGCCCATTGGGGGAGTACTGGATGCGCCGCGGAGTCTGGATCTTCCCGGCAGCAGAAGCACAGTTCTCCAACGCAGCCCTTCTGTACATGGAAGACATCTGATGGCCTGGACCCAACACTTCACCATTGGCGGGAAGTACCTTGGGTCCAGTGTTCGCAACCATACGACCTGGACACATGATGCTGCGCCTCCTGATGGTTATTCTTATTGCTGCCCTACTTGTGGTAGCCTGTGGGCTTCTTGCCCTGTGGTGGACCGCCCCTTCCACTTTCTGACCCGCGGGTGTCCCCAGCACCAACAGGTTAGCAACGACGGCAGTCTCTGGACGAGCTGGGACACAGACTTTACGGATGCCTGGCCACCAGAACTCCTACGGATTGAACTTCAGTACCTTTTGCAACTGCTCCTATGAGCTACCCCTTTTTCCTGGCAATCGCTGTTGCCTTCCTCATTATCCTCCGGCTGGCGATTTGGCTCCTCGACAAGCTCCTGGAGGATGCCGATGCCTACAGCGCAGCCAACATCGACCGCCGCTACAAGAAGCGGGTGGAACAGTACTGGAGGGAAAATCCGAACGATCCCGATCCCAGAAACCCCTATCGGCGCTATTATAGCAATTCACCCGAACTCTGGTCAGATCGGGAACCACCAAAGAGAGGTAATCCCTAATGGCACTCACATCAGCACTCACCGCCGTCCCAGTTCCAGTCACTGTCAGTCCACTGAAAGGCGTCAATGTCCTCCTTATGGGTCCAGCGGGTACTGGAAAAACCCATGCTATTGGTACGCTGGTTGATTCAGGAGTGGAAGTCTTCTATCTGGGTCTCGAACCCGGACTGGAATCGCTACTTGGCTACTACACTGACAAGGGGAAAGAGGTACCGGCGAACCTCCACTGGCACATCGTGGAAGCGCCAAAAGCAAGCTTTGGCAACCTCATCTCGCAAGCGCGCAAGGTCAACACGATGTCTCTCGACTCGCTTGCCAAGATGACCGACCCTGACAAGAGCAAGTACAACACCTTCGAGCTTATACTTACAGCACTGAACGACTTCAAAGATGACAGAACAGGAAAGACTTATGGCTGCACAGATGAGTGGGGAACGGGACGCGCACTTGTCATGGACGGTATGGCTGGACTTGCTCGTGCTGCGATGGGTCTTGTGGTCGGAGGCAAACCGGTCAAGAACCAAAGCGACTGGGGCATCGCTCAGCAGCAAGTCTCCACCCTCATCCACATGATCACCAACCAGCTGCGATGTCACTTTGTGCTGCTTGCCCACGTAGAGCGGGAAACGGACCAAGTCCTCGGAGGTGTGAAGATTACCCTTTCGAGTCTTGGGAAAGCGCTTGGTCCTCAGATTGTCCCAATGTTCAGCGACGTTATTCTCACAGTACGGGAGGGGGACAAATTCACTTGGGATACGGGGTCTGCCTTGGCGGATGTGAAGACCCGCAACCTCCCCATCAGGCAGGGGCTGGCAGCTGACTTCCGGCCTATTGTTGCCAAGTGGCAGAGCCGCGGCGGGCTGCTGGAGGTGAGCCATGGAACTGAGTGATGCCGATGAGTTGAAAGCCGCGCTTGAACTTGCCGACAGCGAAGGCGCCAGAGCCGTGGAGTACCAGCGCCGCGCTCGCAAAGCAGAAGCGGAACTTGCTGCCCTCGCCGCTCCAGCCGTGCAGGCCGAGCCGGTAGTTTGGGCACTGCGGTTTCCGGATGATCCCCGCATCGGCCTAAGCACCATGTTTGACACCGAACTGGAGGCCACCAAGTGGGCTGAGAAATGTGGCTACACCTCGATCATTGTGGTGCCACTCTACGACCAGCCAGCAGCACAGAGCGCCGCTCCAGCCGTGCAGGCTGTGCAAGTCGAGGCAGGCTACGCAGCGGACACTGAGCACCTGAACTGCCCGCACTGCAATGGTTCGGGCCACATTGACGACGTGCCCGCAGCACAGAGTGCCGATGCTGTGGATGCGAAGCGGTGGCGAGAGCTTGAACGTCGCGCCTCACGCCATGGGTTCCACCTGTCGTTGAGCAGGGCAGGCTGGCCAATCTTCGCAGGCAGCATTGACACCGCCCTCTCTCAGAGCGCCAAGGATTCTTAACAACAATTGTCCCGTACATTACGCCACCGTACTCTACGGGACAAACCCAATCCCCTTAACAGTAACAGGAGCTACAAGTGCCAATGATCCCCCCTACAGTCGGCCGCCGCGTCTGGTTCTACCCCCTGGGCCTCTCGCAGCAGCAATTCCCCACCTTTGGTGGCCCACACGATGCTGGTATCGCCTACATCAACACAGTTGGCCACACAATCAACATCAGCGTTGCGGACCACCTTGGCGAGATGCACGCCTTTGTCGCTGTGCCGCTGCTGCAGGATGGCCAGGAAGAGCCCGCGGAGCCCTACTGCACCTGGATGCCCTACCAGCTGGGGCAGGCGAAAGTGCAATCGTGAAGACTATCGGCGAAATTGCAGAGGCGCTCTCGCGCATGGACACACTGTCGCACCGCTTGGACTACACCGCAGACCGCCTCACCCGCGCCATGTTCCCCGAACAGCGCGCCACACTACT